ATTTGTAGTTCCATCAGGAGAAGTTACATCATCTCCAAATGTTATATTTCCTTTAGCCCAAGCACTAAAATCCTCACTATAAGTAATAAGATTAGTAGAAGTAGGCTCTAACAATATATGACCATTATCTCCATTACTATCATAGTTTATTCTAGCTAAATCTACTTCTGTACTAAATGTAATGTCTTTGACTGATACGTTGTCTACATATAAATCACAATCAGAATTTCTTTCTATCGCTAGAGTTGTATCTGTTGCGGTAAAATATTGTGTATAAGTTCCATTAGCACTAACTGCTGTATATCCACTTTGTCCTGACGGTCTAACTCTTATACTACCCGAAGTGTAATCTAGAACATCAAATGTTATTTTATATGTTTTACCAACTACAAAAACATTAGCTTGATATGCGTATTGATAACTACCATCTGATACACAATGTAACTTTCCATTATCGATTTCAAATGTACTTGATAAACTCCACCTATCATTAGCGTCTACTTGTTTTACTGATACGTTGTCTATTGTTACATCTGTATCTGCAACAGCTCTTTTAATTACTAAATAATTATCTCCTCTAGTCCATTCAAAATACAATTCTTTTCCTACTCCTGTCGTTGATGTATTTAAAGTTAAAGATGTGCCATTGTCCAAAACTAAATTTTGCCCATTTGTTGCAACTACATCATAAGTAAGAATAAATTGCTTGTTACTTAAAGTTCCTGAAAGTAATTGACTTATACCTGAAAATCCTGTAATTACAGTATTGTTTATTCTTGCACCATCAGTTTCTATTGTTGCGTTGGTAAGTGACCAATTTATATTAGGTGTAGGAAAATCTCCATCTGTAACAATATCATCACCTAACTCCTCAAAATCACCATTAAGTACTAATTCAGGGTCAGTAATACTCTGCATATCTTGTACTAAACCATCAGAGTTTATTCTTGTAGCACTACTTGCTCTATCGAAGTCAAAGTCAGCGTCTGCTTCTGTTACAGATACGTTGTCTATTGAATATACCGCACCGTTTTTAGCTCTGAATAAAAAATTACTCGCTGCTACATTATGTGTAAAATATACTGTAAAAGTGCCATCGCTTGTTATAGTATATTTAGTAGCACCATTATCATCAATTATTCTAGCTTCTCCTAAGTTATTATAATCTGAAACAGTAAAAGTAGCTTTGTATGTCTTTCCATTAGTTAATATGCCTTGATATAATAGAGCAGTTTGACCATCACCATCTAAATTACCTTTACCTCCACTTATAGTAGCATTTAATTTAGTCCAATCGCTATCAGAATCAAAGCCTCCATTAGTTAAAAGTTCATCACCTGTATAAGTCTTTACAGAGTGTACCCTTGCATCACTTGTTGCAGTAGGAGTAAGTAGTATAGTAGCTTTGTCTAATAAATCATAACTATCTATATCAGAAACAACAGCTCTTGAATCAGCAAGATTCTCACTATACGTTGACCTTCTTGCTAATTTTGATAATAAGCCACCTATTTCGTCAATAACACCTTTTGCTACACTTAAAGCTAATCCTAATCCTAACATATTAATCTTCTGTATATACTACTTCCATAGTAGCGTTAAACCTTGCTGTTGTTGCTTCTGCTGCACCTGCTGATATAGTAACGATAATAATATCTCCTGCTGAGAATGTTTGAGTGCTACCCAAACCACCTGCCGAGAATACATCTGTTGTAGTATTACCACCACCAACTTCACTAGCTGTACTACCTAATTGAGTTAAGTCAATACCCGCAGAACTTTCATCAACAGGAGTTCCTTTGTAAATTTTAAAGTTTAAAGTCTTACCACTTGTAGCAGCCACAACACCACCAAAAGCATTGATGTAACCATCTCTAAGGCAGTATAGTTGTGCTTGTGCAACAGCATCTTGTGCATCAGCAGTAGCATCAGTTACTACCGTATCCCAAACGTGAGTAGAGTTACCTGAATATGTAGGTGCATACTCATCAGTAGTACTTTTACTAAAGAAACCATTAACTCTAACGAAGTGAGTTCTTCTAAGGTTGTCATCTGCCCAAGCCAAAGCATTGCTACCATTCTTTGTAAGAACAGTATTAGCTGATGCTGTGCTAAAGTCCTTTGGAACGTGAAGCTGTGAGTTATCTAAACTACTATGTTCGTTACTAGCCATACTATCTTGTATATCCTATGCAAATACCGCTTGTTAATGTAATGTCCGTTATCTTACCCAAGAACAATGTAGTTCCCGCAGGTAGAGTTGTTTCTAAAGCATCTTCACCTGTACAGCCTGTAACACGAATGTTTGCTATTACACTTTCCACAGGGAAATGTATGCAGTAGTAGCTTTTGTTTGATTGAGTGGCAGTAGTAAATACTTCAACATCACCAACGGTGTGTCCTACCATTCTCATCAACGATTCATTATCATCTAAAAATCCTGTTGCCATTTTATCTTATTTTATTTGTTTCTATCGTATGCCCAATTTTTTAAAGCAATATAGTTCTTGGAGTAAGGGCATTCTTTACTCACATCTTTGCCTTGTGGTTGTTTTATTGCTCTTGCAATATAAGCAATAGCTTTTCTAGCTTCAGTAGCATCGTTAGATGTCCAATCAGCTTTTTTCTTAGAAAGTAGTTTTAGGTTTCTATTTATGGCATCTCTACCCAAACTAGCCTTTTTACTACATTTATTCTCAGACCATCTCTTTAATTCTGAGTAACTCATATTTACAGACTTCTTGTACTCTGTATATGTTTCATCAATCTCCTCTTGAGAGAAAGCGTTTTTAACGGACTTAATCTCAGAAACTAAATCACTCATCATCTCGTTGATTAAATCCATAAGGTCAAGTTGGTTTTCGTCAAACTCATCGTAGGAGTTATATCCACCACCTCCGTGTTCTTTACCGCACATCCAAGAGCCATCAGGCATTTGGTGTTCCCAACCATCAGGACAATTAGGATTCTTTCTAGCGTTCTCCACATCCTCCATAGACTTTTTAGTTGGATGGTCTTTAGGAAGTAAATCAGTATCGTGTTTACCACTTCTGTACTTTCCTTTCTTCATAGCGTAAAGAAAAGAATTTACACGAGCATATGCCCATTGCGAAGGTGTCATATTTGGTCTAACAGACTCAGGATTTGTTTCATAAGCACCCAAACCTCTTTCAAAGACCTTCTCTAACTTCTTCAAAGTAACCTTTGCATTCCAATCAAGGTTTAACTCCTTAATCTCCTCATTGTGGTCTTTGACCTTTTTCTCAAGACCTTTCTTTACCGTTTCTGTTACTGCGTTATCCATTAGTAGAATATTATTCCGTTCATCTTACTAGCTATATCCGTATCAGGCATAGAGCTATCTCCATCTTTACCATACAAAGGATAGTTATTTACTTGGTCTTGATGTGTAATGTAAGCAATCATATCGTCAAGCAAAACTTGTGCCTTTCTAAATGTATCACTTTTCATTTGATTAAATTGCTCTACATTTGCAGGTGTACTAAAATCGGATGAGTTAACAACTAAACCTGCCGATGTTGTATTGTACTGAATCTCATTCATTACCTCAAATCTAACAAACCAACATAATGCAGGTCTAAGGTAGTATTGTAAAAGCATTGAGTTGGCTGCTGTAAGAGTTCCTGTGCTATCGTTCTGTATCTTTAGCTCCTCATACATATCCAATCCAAGCTCAGGCTTAATGTGTGCAAGTTCAGCAATTTCAAGGATAGCATCGCTAATCAAAGCTGTATCTGTTGCTTGATTAGTAAACGCAGTAGATATAACCTCTGAAGGTGTTACAAACTTATCATATTGTCTTACATTAGCCATTCTCTTGTTGTCTTTGTACGGTTATTGTTTGTCTGTCTGATATAAGTAATTCACCATCAGGAATCTCAGGCAAGTCTTTATTAAGCATTGCTCTTTGCTCATTGATAGTCAATACTTGTTTAGGGTCAATATCTGCAAGGAATGAGATAGGTGGTTCGTAAGCTACCGTAAGGTCACTTGTATCAATACCCATCTCTGCATTTATAACTCTTTTTATCGGCTCTAGCAAGATGTTAGTAGTATCTCTAATAACTGTACTCATAGCTAAGTCATAAGCTATTCTAATCTCGCTACCCGTATTGTTCATCTTACCCGATGATACGATACCACTCAAGGCAGGTTGCCATCTGTGAGCGGTAATTATGTTTTGGTCGGTTAACTTCTGTAAATCTAAGAAGTCACCATCTTCCTTGTTGGAGATAATCTGAACATCTGTTCCTCGACTATCCTCTCCATTCTTTACAAGGAATAATATCTTTGAGTTGTTACCGCTACCTGTTAGTGTTTCTTTAGCAGTTTCAACAAACTTTTCGGCTTCTGATTCGCCAAAGTCACCATTAACGGTAACAATAGCGGAAGGACTAAATCCATTCTTAAATGATGTGTGGTTAAATTTACCAATCTCATAGTCTATTGCTATGTGTTCCAATGCAGCCACATAATCAGGTAAACCATAAAAGTTAAATGTACTTTCATAGTCCTTGTAGTGTATAATAAAACTGCTGTTAGAAATCTGTGGGTAAACAGGTATTCTTTGAGTTTTCTCTTTGTTCTTTCTGTAATTAGACCAATCAGAGTTAAAGTAAACGTACTTCTTATTTTTAGAAACTCTAGCTGTTGAAGCATCTTTATGATAGAAGTTTACACCGCCATCATATACAACACCTTCTAAGAAAGCATTACCATAAGTATAATAGTCGTCAGCAAGTTTCTTAAAACAATCCTTTAGGCTTTCTCCATTAGCATTTACATCTTCAATAAAACCACTTAGAGTTTCATTGTCAGTAATAAAGCCACCACCCGTAGTGAATGTAGTTTTCTGTGCTAATACAGACCTGTGAGTAGAAGATTGTCTTTTTAGTTCAGCTAAGTATTGAGGGAATAAGTTATCCTTACCAAAAGGAATAAAGTCCTCTCTTAGTCTGTCTAAATCCTTAACCTCAGTATCTACCGTAGGGGTAGATAAGTTTACAAAAGCATACTTAGTATTAAAACTACTCTTTGTCTGAGTTGTCTTTACTTGATTCTTCTTTTGCTTTTGCTTTGGTTTTCTTTGGTTTTGCATCTTCTTCTTTTGTTACAAGGTCATTGTTGCCCATTTCATATACAGACTTCATTTCTTTTTGAGTAGCGTTAGACCAATCAATAGAAACACCATTATTGAATTTAGTAATACCTTTCTTTAGTCTTGATTTATACATATTGCAAGTATAATAAAAAAAGAATGAAAGGGCAAGTTGCCCAATCCATTCCTTTTAGTTAATTATTACGATATAGCTACCGTTCCCGCTGATGAATCAGGAGTAAATGTTCCTGAGAATACTCTTGGTAATTCACCTGACGTAGCAGTAATAGTTACTGTTACACCATTCTCATCACCTAAAGCAGCACCTGTTCCGCCTTCGATAGAAGTTAGAGTAGCGTACATTTGTTGATTCGCAATGTCATCTTCTAATCCGTATGCTTCAGATATACCTACAACATAAGCCTGACCATTAAAGTCTTGACAAACAACCATAAGTCTTTCATTCTTCATTGACTCTAATGCTCTTAAGTGAGCAGAAGAACAATTAGGAACGTAGAAAGAAACTGTGTGTTCAAACATAATAGTTCCACCTTCTTTAGAGCCACTTGTAGTTAGAGAGCCTGTACCTTGTTTAAGGTCAAACAATTTTGCATCTCCAACATTTCCAAGAGCAGAAATAGCGTGGTCATCACTGTTGTCAAACGTAACAGCATCAGGGTCAGAAAACAAAGAAATTGCTATATAGCGTAAACCACCTCTTAACTCTAAGTCAGTTGCGTTTACGTTTAAATTTTCTATTGCCATTTTATTATTATATTAAAAGTTAAAAATTAAGGGGGAGTATTTCATCCCCCATTAATTAAATTAATTACGATATTGCATTAGGAGTATAGTATACAGCTAGTTTAGGGTCTTTCAACGCTACACCAACCATATAAGCAACTCTAAAGCGATATGCTTTGTTATCCATAGAATACCATTGCTCAACAGAGTTCTCATCGAAGTCAGTACCTACAACAAAAGCATCTTTTGTAGTTAGTAAAGCTCTGTGAGTTTCAGCAGCAGCAGTACAACCGTTGATTTCTGCAACATCAGCAGCGATTGCTACATCCCAATCTCTACGTACAATGATAGGAATACCTCTGTAAGTCAAGTTAGGAACACCGTTAACCATAGCACCGTAACCTGCAGCAGCAAAGCTAGAAGATTCTAAAGTTGAAGCCATATAGTCATCAGCGATATCACCTGATACGAAGAAAACGTGATTTCCTGCTTCTAATAATTCAGGAGCAGCAGAATCATAAAGACCTTGCATAATTTTAAGACCATTACCCGCTACTAAAGCAGCATCGTCAGCCTGTGTAGTTAAACCACTATATTCTCTTGTTAATGCAGTTGCACCCGCTTCTTTAGCTACTTGGAAGATACCATCATAGATACCGTAGTCAGCATCAGCTTCAGCAACATCTGACAACCATAGTTGACGATTGAAGTCAGCCTTTACGCCTTGTCCGATTAAGTCAAGAAGAATGCTCTTAACAACAGAACCCTCAACATTATCAAACTCGTGTCCGTCACGCATTAATTGACCTTTCATCTTATTGAAAAGCTCGTTTGCTCTAAACTCAATCTCAGCTTCTACACGAGAAGGAGTGATTGTAATTGTAGCACCTTTATCTCCACTACTTTCAGCAGAGAAAGCACCGTTTGTGAAAGCCTTTGTAATCTTTCCTAATTGATTGAACTTGTCAATCACAGTAGTACCTTTAATGTTAGGTAATACTTCCATATATTGCATATAATCCTGACCCATAAAGATAGGTTGGATGATTGCTCTGTTTACATCATACTGCTCAACAGTTGGTAAACTTGTTAATTCTAAAGCCATATTATATTATTTATTAATTATTTTAAAATTGATTTAGCAAAAGCATCCCAAGCGTTAACTACAACATCACTTTCGTTGATTGCAGGGTCGCTTTCTACTTCTACATTAGTTTCGGTAGCTTCTAATTTTGCTAGTTTTGCTTCCATATCAGCAACCTTGTTAGTTAAGTCAGCAATAGTGCCTTCTTTCTCACCAACAAGACCTGCTAATTCTTCTTTTTCTTCACGTAAAGAGTTAGCGTTTTCTTCTAGCTCTTCTAGCTTATTAACGATAACCTCATTGTCAGAAATAGAAACAGAAACTTCTTCAGCAGGAGTAGAAACATTCTCTCCTTTTACAGCGTTTAAGATTTCTTCTTTAACACCGTTGAACCAAGTTTTTAATTCTTCAGTCATTTTAATTGATTTATTATTATTATTTAATTTCAATTTATCATTGACCTCTTTCTCGTTTACGTTAGTAAATTTAGAAAGGTCAAAAGATGCAGCAACTTTCATAGGAGCAGTAATTGTATCTACAAATCCATATTCCATTGCTTCTTCACTTGACAACCAAGTTTCCTTATCCATCATATCCGAAAGTTGTTTAGTCGTTAGGCTAGACTTCTTAGAATATATCTCAATAATTTCATTCTTAATTTTGTCAAGTAAGTCAGCAGTTTTACGCATATCTCCTGCTTCTCCTGCCGATTGTCCAAATGGGTTATGAATCATAAAGAATCCGTTTTCTGACATCTCTATGTTATCCCCTGCCATTGCTATGACAGTAGATATAGAAGCAGCCAAGCCTTCAATCTTTATGTTTACATACCCATTGTGAGAACGTAAAGTATTGTAAATAGCTAAACCATCAAACACACTACCACCAACAGAGTTGATACGTAATGTGATGTCAGCAGTTCCAACAGCTTTTACTTCCTCTATAAAGTTTTTAGCAGATGTTCCATAGTCACCTATCTCATCATAGATAGATATTTCTACGCTATTATCTGCTTTGTTTTCTATTGAATACCATTTGTTCATTTTGCAAATTTAATAATTAATGTATCATATCTTTCGCAGAAATGAGGCAATCACCTAATATTGTAGTCCTTATTGAATTTACGCTTGTGCTTATACATAATATTCTGAATGGTTCTTTCTGATACATCGTACTTAATGGATATGTCCATATATGTAAATGTGTAGTTACCATTGTTAGATTCCAACACCTTGTCAAAATCTCTTATTATCATATAATCTCTTAGCTTTCTTGGCTCGATAAGACCTTTCTCTGATAGATGGTTTAGGACATTCTTTATTCCTGCCTCCTCAGAGTATCGCACCTTGACTTCATTGTATATAAGCTCTATGAACTCATTGACAATATCGGCACTATTCTGTCTTATCATACGCAAATATACTAAAAAGTAGCCTGACTTTCAATAGCAGATATTCTATTCTGCACTTCTGTCATATCACTTTCAACGATTACAACCTTAGAACTTCCCATTCCTCCGCTTACTAATTGTTGTGCTGACCTTAGCTCTCCACCCATAGCAAACTTCTCTCCACTATTGAGTAAACCACCATCAGCGAACTTTACACCATTACCATTGTAGCTGTTGATAGCTGATAGCATTGGTCTAAACATACTTGTTGATTTCTTGTTGATAATTGCTTCACCACCTTCGGCTTCGTGTATTCTACCACCAACTCTAAATTTAACACCACCATTAGCGTGTGAGTTACCCTGAAACATACCACCTCTTGTAAGTCCGCCTTGCTCAAATTGAATATCTTGCTCTGTTGAGGTAGGAGCGGCTTCACCTCCACCACCTGTTAGTGCTTTTAAATTAGATATAACAGATGCTAGTTGCGCTGCCATAGCAGCAACCCTAGCAATAGCTGTAAAAGGGTCGCCTGAAACCCCTTGTTTAGTTATAGAGCCAAGACCTCTTGAAAGTGCCAACAATCCTTCAGCAACAGCAGCAGCTTGAGTAATTTTAAGACCCATTTTCCTTATCTTACTATTCTCCCCTTCTACCTCACCAATCCTCATTAACAACTCACCTGTTTCTTTTATTCCATCAACAGCAGCATCTTGTTTTCTTCTCTTCTCTTCTTCTGACTTAGCTATGTTTCTATTATTTTTAATGGTGACTTCAGCTAATCTATTATTAAGTGCTATTTCATCTTCTACTGATAAGTTCTTAAATTCTAATGCTTGTTGTATTGATTTTAACTCAATATCTAACAACTCTGCTTGTAGAGCTTCTTCTGTTTCTATAATACCTTGATTGAATTGCCTTCTAGCTTCATCTTGAGCATCTTGTATTACTAATTGTGTATTAAGGTCAACACTAAATCCATCATCAAATGCCGATTCAATTCCTAGCCCTTGTTTTTGTTTTTCAACACCAAGCTCTTTTAATCTTTTTATTTCTAATTCAATAGCTTGTATTATTTTGTTTTTAGATGCTAGTTCTATCTCTGTGCTTTCGGGTAAGAGTTTAGCCTGTTCAAGTTTATCTTTTTGAATTTGTATTAAAGACGCTTGTAACTTAGCTTCTTCTTGTAATCTTTTTTTGTTTTGTTTGTCTATTTCTTCTTGTTTTTCAGCAGCTTCTTTTTCAGCTTTTACCTGCTCATTAATTAAATTTTGCAGTTCAATAGCAGCTTGTTTTCTAGCTTCAATATCTTTTTCTAAATTTTCTTGTCTTTTTTTACTATTTTTAGTAAAAACACCTTGAAATATAGAGTTTGACATTTCCTCTAAAGTTCTTTCATAAAGAATTATCTCTCCCTCTAAAATTAATTGTTCGCTTTTTAACGCTTCTGACAATGAAGAAAATGGACTATCTTTTCCCGATAATCCTTTTTGAGCAGATGACTGTATATTTGCAATAACAATGTTTGTTCTTTCTTCTGTGTTTGACAATGCGTTTGCATAAAAATTCAACGATTTTGCAATAGAATCAAATCCTGTTTGCATAAGATTGGAAAGAGAACTAGAACCTGTTGTTATTGCTAAAACAAGACCTTCGTAAGCACTTTGCATTCTTTTTATTCCCCCTAAGACTGTGTTTTCCATAACATCAGCCATTGCTTCACCTGCACCTGCTGAATTATTTAGTATGTTATTAAAATCTTCAATAGCATCTGCACTTCTAATAAAAGATTCCATTGCTTGAACCTGTCTGTTATCAACTATTTGCATAACACCCGCAACATCTATACCTGAAGCATCAAGCTCTCTCAAAGCAATAATTAAATCTTCTCCTGAATGCACTGTTCTACCTAATTTTTCTGAAAGGTCTGATGTTGGGTCTTGTAGCTTTAACAATATGTTACGAAGTGATGTACCCGCAATAGATGCTTCAATACCTCTATCTGTAAGCAAACCTAAAAGACCTGTTGTTTCTTCAAAACTAAATCCTGCTGTTGCAGCAATAGCGGAAACCTTTGTCATTGATGTTTGGAACTTCTCAATATCTAAAGCGGAATTTGCAAAAGCAGCAGCCATTGCATCAGCAAACCTAGCTGTTTGGTCTGTTGATTCACCAAAACCTCTTATAGATGCAGCAACAACAGTAGCTGTTCTACCTAAATCCTCACCCATTGCTGTTGACAACATAAGTATAGCTTCTTGAGATTGTAGTATCTCGTCAGTTCTAAAGCCTAGTTTAGATAAGTTTAATTGTAATTTAGAAACCTGTGTGGCTGTAAAAAATGTTGTTCTACCTAAATTTTTAGCCGAAGCCACTAGCTTCTTAAACTCATCGTCTGTTGCTCCTGATATGGCTTTAACTCTAGCCATACCAAATTCAAAGTCTTGAAATGTTTTAAATCCTTTTTTAATAATATCAGACAATGCTCTAGTTGCTGTACTAAAACCAACTATTGCTGCTGTTGTTTGAATAGCTCCTTTGGTTATTTTTGACAAACTCCTTGTTGACTTATTAGATGCCTTGCCAAATTCTTCAGTTGATGTTGCAGCATCTTTACCTGCACCCTTTAACTCCTCATAGTTTCCTGCTAACTTACCTATCTCAACATTTAAAGCCTTAATATCTTTAAGACCTAGTATTTTAATCTGATGTACTGTTTGTTGCTTCTTAGCCATTATACTTGTTTTGGTAATTGTTTAAATATGTTATGTATATCTGTTGATATTGATTTATGTATATCGTTTGTAAAATCTTTTTCGTAAGCCTTTACTACTCTTTCAATAAAATGTTTTCTATGTTTATTATTTGAATAACTATTACTCTCTCTTGTTGGAGTGCCTTCTCTTGATATTGCATCTGCAATCAGATAAGCTATCTCTAATCTTTTTTTTGTTTCACTTGGAAACTCCTTCCCTTCCATTGTGCCATTCTTGTCCTTATCATCCATCCAATTCATTATCTCAGACACATCCCAATCAAAAGGTCTTTGACCTTCGTTGACTTCTCTTACATAGTCTGCTTTGGATTGAATAGTTAACTCAATATAGTTATTGCCCTCATCTAATGAATAGTGCATAGTGTCGTGCATATGTCCTGATGCAATATGGTTTTGGTCAACAAGCTCTTGTTGTATTCTTTCTACAAACCTCTTGCCAACCTTATTGATTGCTCTGTCGAATGTCTTTAGTATATCTTTCATTATCCTTTTGCCAATGATGCTTGTTTAATAATTGAGTTTTCTAAATCCACTAGATTAGTAGATATATAATGATTGTAAGCAGATATATGATACAGAGAACCATTATATGTATCAGATGTTAATCCACCTATTATTCCGAACTGATTAAAAACAAAGTCCGTTGTAGGTGTAGTTTCACTAGCCACCTGCACACCATTCTCTCTTATATATAAAGTAGTTCCGCTTCTTTGCAATGTTATTAATATCTTTTTGCTGCTAGGCTGCCAATATTCTGTTGATATACCAACAATAACACTACTTGATGATGAAAAGCTAAGTATGTAAGATTTATTTCCTGATTCTCCTATTGAAAAATACATATCGTTATCATCACTCTTACCTAAGAATCTATGTTTCTTATGAATATTAGGAACTAACGGTATTGGCTCTACATACATAAATATTGTAAAATCCCCTGTAAGCGTTACACCACTACTAAAAATAAAGTGGTCTGTGTTGTCGTAATTAAAATATGCAGGAGAAACACCATTGATTCCTCTACCATCAAGTCCTACATCAGGTCTAAATGATGAGTTGGCTTGAGTTAACTGATTGCTTCCAAATGAAGCTAACCAAGTTTGTATATTGTTTCCGCTAGTTATCTCAGCATAACCCTTGCTGTAATCAAACACGAATTCAGGACTTACAACTGTGGCAGTTTCACCATCTATCTCCTGCACCGTTGATACTGCTTTTGTATTAGATGCAGCTTTTCTTTTTGATAATCTAGCTTCAGGTGTTAGGTAAACATTATTTTTTTTTGTTATCTGATTAACCTCTGTCGAATCATAAACTATTGGCTGCAATACATCATCAATAGTAGCATACACCTTATCTTTTAGTGTATCTTGATTTATTAATCTAGGTCTATCTTTATCTCTTTTTATACTTCTCATTACATATTAAGATTTTCAACATCAATATCAACTGTTGTGTCAACACCTGATTTACCAAGCAAGAAATACTCTTGCAACTCTACTTTAGTTGATTGCTTATCGTGTGGTTTAAAATCAATTATTTTATTCAATCTATAATAAGAACCATCTATAAATATTAACTTTCTAAAATCAAGTTTAGATATATCCAACTTATTCAAGTTTATGTACAAAACTTTTACTCTAGGGTTTTGTTTTAACTGAGCAACCATATTGGAATAGTAGTTGTAAAACAATCCTCTTAGCTTTTGTTGACTTGATGATATAACAGTATCGTGATTTATATCAGAGAAAGATAAATTGTAGTCAACATTTTCATATCCATTAGATATAACAACTTGCGAAAGATAACTTGTTGCGGGTGCGTGATATGCAGAACCATTACCTCCATCATAGGCAAGACTTGATTGAAGGTTATCAAAAGCAATAAATGATGCTTTATTCCAATCAAAATCAGAAGTTGAATTTCCTCCTGCTAAATTATCAGGGTCATAATATTGCCACTGTCTTTTGCCGTTAAAAGAAGAATAGTAACCGCCATCTTTTAGTAGTATTCTTGCTCCTATCTCAAATTCCTTTTCAGGTCTTTCAATAGCATTACTCAAGGATAAATCGGTATCATCAGAGAAATACATTGGTATAAGCGGACTTCTTTCTATATGTTCAACATATATATAATTAGGTTCATACCAATTAAATGTAGGAGAAAAGTAGCTGTTTTCTACTTTATACTCTCCCGTTTGAAACTTACCACTTGTATCTGTTTCTTCGTAAGACCCCCAATCAACAGCATTTCTTTTGTTGTACTTATCCAACAATCCATCTCCACTAGCATCTTTGTATTTAAATATAAGTTTAGATTTTATATCAAACAAAAACTCATCCTTTATTGCCTTAGAGTAATCAACCTTTTCAGTCCAATTAACAGCGTTAGATGTACTTTCATAAAAATGGTCATAAGGCTCAACATATACTGTTTTGCTTATTGGGTCTGTTTCAAATTGAAGATTAAACATTTGTGCTAATCCTTTAACAAAATCAGACTGCTTACCCTTTGGAAGCATATTATGAATATTTTTTATCTCCTCACCATTAAAATAAGCTGAGGTTTGCTCTATTTGCAAATAACTTTGAGCCTTCGTTATAACTTTTAATTTAGGTCTTTCTGCTCCTGCTAGTGGTGTTTGATAATGAACAAAATCAACTTTTATAGCAAATTTATCATTTTGAGCTGCTTCAACAGGGTTTTCCGATTGAAAATTAAATTGATGCTCTTTTGTAGATGCGTTCACGTGGTTAATAAATGTTGCATCTATTTCACCTGTTGCTACAACATCAAAAGAGTTTGTATCATCATTAGCACCCGTAAATTTAATTATACTTGCTACCACCTTGTATGAAGTAAAACTTAAAGCTAAAGCATTAGCAAAAGAAGCTCCATCAGTTTCTACCTCAACCGTAACAGAGCCTTTTATATTAAATAATCCGCTACCTTGTGAAGAAACAACTAATCCATTTTTAATTCCACCTGTATGCTCAGTTCCAAGTTGTGCGTTACCATAATCATCTGTGTCTAATCCTGCTTGTGAAGGTGCATCATCTGTAAGAGTATCAGCAGAAACTATAAAGGGTAATGTAAAGTCACCACCTGTATATCCTAAGCTAAGTGTATAACTTTGATTGCCCAAACTTCTATTGTCAGTAACAGAGGTATTGACTGCTGTATCAAGCTCTACCAACACCTCATCTGCACTTTGTAAAACCTTACCGAAAGAAACATCAGTCACATCAGTTGGCTTCTTAAATATTAATGGCATTATCAGCTTCTTGAAAAAGTCGCTATCACAAAATGTTGAACTAACAGTATAACCCTGTGATTGAAATATTTTATCCCAAACATTCTTTATATACACGCAGGGAACAAAGTCGCTATCCAAAGTGCTATCGGTAGTGTTATCTCCTTCCCCAACCGTTAGTAAAGGATATACTAACTTATCGTGATTGAAAGTGTACGCAGGATATGTTGTTCTAGGATTTTCAAAAACCCAAGATGAACTAGAAATGTTTTCGTATGATGAATAATATGTTGAGCTAAATCTTAATTCATCAAGGTCTGCGTTTTTTATCTTGTCTGCCCAATCCATATTATCAGCTAAGAAAAGACATTCATACTCCAACACATCTGTATTTTTGTATATTTGACTTACTCTTAGCTTACCATTCATTATCGGCAAGTGGTCTGCATATATTGTAGATGGCAAATCTTTTAATACATTTTTGCTATCTATATTTCCATCTTTGTATATATGATTGAAAAGTTTGTTGTTGTTCCTTGTAGCAGGAACTTTGAAAGTTTTACTAAAGCTACCGCTACGAGAATTAAAATCTCTAATATCAAAGTTTTGATAATTAAGTGACAAAGGAAAGTCATCACTTGATGTAATATCAAGGTTACCTAATATGCTGTCAGTAAAATCTCTTAGCTCAACTCTTATTTCTGCCATTATTCTATTGTTCTTTTAGCTTTGCTTTCTATATAATTTAAAGTACATCTCTGCAAGTTCTCATTGTCAAATGTAGTAACACTAGCATCTTTTACAACAACAGGAACATAGTAGTTTCTGTTAAGTGTAGAATACCAACCTTTAGAGTTAGGTATGTCTGTTTGATACTCTCTTACCACAATGTAATCTATTTGAGTAATACCCTCTACATCATCGTGATGTAGCAAAAACATTGGAGATATATATTCAATGCCATTATAAGCTGTTGATGGGTCGTTTATATTATTAGATTGAACAGCAGCAGTTGTAGAATGACCCGTTACATAACCTCTAAATGTTTCAAACTCATCATTAGCAGTTTGGCCGTAAAGCTTCAGAGTAATGTAGTGTGCTGAAGCAAAAGTATCAGAACCACCTGTGCTTATCTTAGTTGTTTTGTCGGCAGCATAACCTGTAAACCCAACAAGGTCATTTCCACTACCATTACCACTACTTTTTATTCTTACCTCTATCTCATATATGCTTTTTGGATTGTACTTAATGAATTTTTTGCTTGATGCCCAAATTGTGTCATTACCTGAGTTATCACCCTTTTTGTAAGTTCTTGTTCCCGTAATATGACCATCAGAAGTTGAGAAAGCAGCATCAGTTGTAAAAGACCCTTCTACTTGATTCCAATTATCAGTAATGTTAGATACAGCAGCATAACCACTCCAATCCTCTCTAAACACTTCTTTACCTATCCAACCCTTTTCTATCCATACATTTGGTGAAGCTAATAAATCCTCAAACATATCTTGTTCAGCAATTCCGTAAGGTCTTGATATAGCAGTTCCTTCCTTAACAGCTTTTACCTTTGACTTTCTAACAGATGGATATTTGTCATCAGTATAACCCGCTACTCTAGGCACAACAGCACCATAATTACTCGATGCAAAATGATAACCTTGATTATCACCTATTATAGAATTTTCACTACCTGTGCTGCTTCCCGACTGACCTCTAAACTCAGGATATATGCTTTGCTCGTATGATTTAGAAGATATGTTTATTCCCTCTGTAAATGCACCATCAAAGGTGTAGCTATCAATACCGCCTAATCTATTTTGCCAATGGAATCTAACTCCATTAACTCTTTCTCTTGTGTGGTCAATGTAGTAAGTTACCTTTTCTCCTATCTTATCTGAACTTGTGTCATCTGTTTGAACGGTATAATATGATACATTTGAGAAGTCAGTTAAAGGTTCACCGTTATTCCATTGAGCATCAGTCGATTCTTTTATATTTCTTGTTCCTACTCCAATCTGAACCACGCAGTTAGCAGGATTAGTAAGTCCTGACAAATCTGATGTTGTCATATCTCCCCAACTATTGAGGTCAGTTCCTAAGTTACCTTCTCCATCAGTTGTTTTGCTTATAACAAGAGCATATCCTGTTGATGAATCTGATGTTGGTATAGCGTTTCCATTTGCATCGTAAAA